CACCCGTGACATCACCCACTATTTTCAAGACATCACCTGCAATAGGTTTGACCTTATCACGCATAAACGTACCAAATTTCGATTCGCCTATTCGCTTACCAAGTGGTTTTTTGTCGCTCATTTTGGTTTAATAATGAGGTTGAATACACCCGTTAAAATCGACTTGTAATTCGCAAATAGGTAGATGAACATCTTCTCACCGAGAAGTGTGCTTATTGGCACTAAGAACTGCGCTGATGCATCCATTCCATTCGTATGGCAGTACACACTCACCATATAACCGCTGAATACACTCATACCAACTACTGCCAACCATTGAACGACATTGAGCGTTCGCTTCTTGAAAATTTCGTATGATATTTTACCAAGTAGTCCGATGCTCATTCCAATCACATAAGTGCGTTGTTGCGTTGAGTAAGTAATCACTTCATCTATCCACTCGTGCTTCATAGTTCGGTCGTTTCAGTTGTGCAAGTAGTCGCTCCTCATATGCCTTCAACTTAGCAAGTAGGTGCTTTCGTTTATGAACGGAAGTGTCCTCTTTTTTCATCGTGGCAATTGCGATAATCGATAGTCATTAATGTCTTGACTGGTTGCGGTATTGCCTCGTGAAAAGATATACGCATTACTTCCCTTGCGCAATTGAAGTGGTGGTCGTTGAGGGAAGACATTATTCGAGTATTCGGGGAAGAGCGATGAGTTGGCGCATAGATAGTCAACCATCAATGCAGTATAATACTCCGCATTCGCTTTGGCACGAGTGAGCATATCCTTAAACACGACATCCGATACTGGTGATGAGTCTTCGCTTGTGCGTTGCACGAGAGTGCCGTTATCGACCTTATACGTTAAAGTCGGATACGCCTCAACCATCGTCCACCAAAGCACAACTCTTCGCGCGTAATCATCAACGAGTATCTGATAGTTACCTGTGAGCGTGTCGTTCAAGATATCATCCTTGAGTCGCGTGTAAAGAGATGTTCCAAGATATGCACTCAAGTACTTATCCTGCGCCAAGTAGATGGCAGGGTAAAGGAGATTAGGGTCAACCGCTCCGTTGATGTTCGTGTACTTCTTGACGTACACATCTGAGATGAATAAAACCTCTGCCATTAGTAAGTGTATTTAAGTGATGCGTGATTGTCCATTGAGTAAGGTGTCTTTCCTTCGATGCCCTTTTGTGGCACATATGGATTATTGCCGACCCTCTTTTCGTTCTCAAGTCCTTTATTCGGCATAATGCGACCCTTGTCATCGCGCTTACGCATATAGATGAGTCGCTTGAATGCGTGTCTGCAAAAGCAACCGCCCTTGAACTCGAAAATGTCGTATGTCGATTGCCCCGATGGAGCGAATTGACCATTCACTCCAGCATCACTCATCTTCTGAATGTCTTCATATCGGAATACCTTCCCTGCCATCGACATCCGAACCATCGATTTGCAGAACTCGCGTGATTTTTTGCTCAAGTTGGTCGTGTAGGCATAGCGTAACTTGTACATACCTGCATCGCCCCACTTCGATTTCATATCACCATTGGCATATGAGTCAAGTGATGCGAGTTCGAGCGATTGAATCTTGTTGATTGCATCGAGTTCTTCGGTGTGCGTATGACACGAGTCCTCCTCACTAACAAGTTGCCATTCGTTCAAGTCAATGTACTCACCACGATTACTCATCGCCTCAATCCAATATGCCTCATCGTCATCGCTCATATCAATCTCACGCACTTTTGACATCGCCACGGGTGCAGGTGATGGAGTTGGTGCAATAACTGGTGCAGGTGCAACCACACTCGGTGACATATCGATAGGTGTATTCGGTATCACACTTATGGTGATGCCTTCCATCTCATAAGAAAGAACCTCAGTGAACGCTTTAGCGAGTCTTCGTTGTGCAGGTTCGATGACTTGCGTGTTGAATATTTGAAGACCGATACGCATCTCGTCACTGTTCGACCCAAATCCACTCTCGGCACGAATTCCGAATATCAAAGGTGTAGTTACGCGATGACCAGTAAGCACTTCAGTGCGCGATGCACTGCTCAAGAACTCATACTGCTTATCAGCATCGGATATTGGGAATGCGTTGATTTCGGGTTTGGGAGTGTCACGTTCATTAAAGGTCATAATGAACTTACCTGCGTTACGTTCACCGCTCAACTTGTTCTCCCAATCACGCATCATAGCGCGTTGTTGGTCGGGGTCGGGTGACCCACCGAAGAATGACACTATAAACGATGGGAATAAACCGCTACTGATATTATTAACGTGGTAGATTCCGATTTTTTTCGATAGTTCAATGTAGTTAACCGCACTCCAATAGTCGGGTCGAGGATAAGTCTGACCACTTGTATAGTAAAACGACCAATATATCTGTCGAGGTTCTGTCGCGTTATTCAATGGATTAAACGCAGGTATAAACTTCGGCTTGTTTTTTTTCTTTTTAGGCGCACTCCAGTCATCCGATTGATATACTCCAACAATAGACTCATCTTCTCCCTCAATTGCCATACGACACTCTTCGAATGGTATGTGATTCAACTTCGCGATGCTCAATCTATCCACTGAGTAGATAACCTCAATAAAGAATCCACCATATTTTTTTAAGTCGTGAGAACAACCATAGTAGACATCGTAAGTATCGAGTGCATCAACGCGTTGCTGATACGCTCCTGCATCGAGTCCCTTCCCTGCAATCATATCACCTATCGAGATGCAGAGCGACCCGTGAATGGGTGACGTTTCCGCGAGTGAACGTAGGTATTGAGGGAAGAGATTATCAACTCCAAATTGGACATAACCTGCACGGTCAGTCTTCTCACTTGCACTCACTGGTGTATAATCACTCAGCATCAATTGAACTACATTCTTGCTATCCATTATAGATGACATCATTATTTAGCGTTATTGTCGGCACGTTGTAGTAGTTGGTTGAATCGCTCATCACTGACCAACCTCGCTCACATATACCAACCACTGAGGGTGATTCGGGGTCAATATTCGATGATGAATTTTGACCATATACCTCATATCGATACCTACCTGATAAGGTGAGTGATGTGGTTGTTATAGTCATCGTTGTTATACGTTGTGATTCGCTTACTACGGTAGGCACTTGCGCTAAAGATACACCAACAACCGAATTCTCCTCGTGCGTAAGAATCAACAAGTAGTGTGTAAAGGGAGTCGCATAGTACTGTCGTGCCTCATCGAGTGATAAGCGCACAACTTGTGATGCAGTGTCGGTGGTCAAGTATATCATCGATGCGTTTTTAGTTCAAAAAAAAGGGGAAGAGTTGACCTCCTCCCCATTTTCATTAGGCAATTAAAGCGAGATTATCAAGGCGCAGTCCAAACAGTAATTTCGGGACTGAAATTATCGAATGGAACAGTTGTGTACTGAGTCAAGAAATCGGGTTGATTCGGCTCTTCAGCGGTCAACGTGATTTGATATCCGTTGAGGTCGGCTCTTGCCTTACCACTTCCAAACGTACCTGCCGTTAAAAAGCAACCATCGTTGCGACCTATCATCATAATCTTATCGTCAAACAAGCGAACGAATACCGCAACGCGAGTCTTCGCGAGATTCTCAAGTTCGATTTTCTTGTCGTTGTCAAGTTTACCAAGGGTCATCTCAACAGCGTGAGTGTAGTACAAAGTACCATTCTCAAGATTCGCATTCGGAGTGATGGTCACACCACCAGTGTTGCGATTCGCTTGGTATGGATAGAGTGTCGCAGTAGGCAACACATCAATCAATCCTGCGCCATCCGTTTCAATGCCAGTGGCGAAGTCTGACCACTTACCGATGTAGATATCCTTGACACCACCAACTCCTTCGTTGCAGTCAAGTAAAAATCCGCGTGTGAGGTTACAACTCATTTTTATATTTTTTAAAGTGGGGAGGCATTACACCTCCCCGTTTTTAAGTCAATTAGAACCAAGTTGAATAGGCAGCGATTTCACTACCGAATCCGTACTGACATCCTGCGAAAAACTTCGCTGAAAAGCGCACGTTATCTTCACCGAACTGAGTCATCGGAGCAACAAGAATGTTATTCCAATCGCTCATAATGTTTGTGCCAAACCACAAGTTTGACTTGCGAGTCATAATCATAGTTGATACGGGCATACCTGCGGCAACCACGATAGGATAAAGACCCATAAACAATTTAGGAACTTCAGCACCACCGTATGTGTACCATCCGTTACCTGCGGCTGCATTGGCGTACATATACGCTTCCCATACATCGGCTGACATATAGATGCTCGGCTTCTCATTCGCTTGTTTTACGGCTTGAGGCAATTCAGCAATCAACAATTGCAACTTAGCAATCACGTTACCGCTATTTATAGTAACTGGAGTAGCAACGAAGTTGATATCACCATCGGCATCAGTGCCGATTTGTTGCAAGAATCCATCGTATTCACCTGCGTTGGCGATGCTACCTGTCCATATCAACGATTCGTTCTTCTGCGCCATACCTTCGAGCATAGTTGCAATAACATTTTCAGTTAATGCAGGTTCGAGTTGACCATTTTGAACATCACGCGCTCCCCAATCGCTCAAGAAGTCATTCAAGCACAAGTTGCGTTGTACTTGCAATTTCTTCAATTCAAGAATGCGTTCGGTGATGTTGATTGTACCAGTTGGAGCGAAGTCACAAGTCGCATTGGCGAAAGTGATATCATCAGTGATACGCTTAACTACTGCTTTGTAGTCGATGTTTTCTTTGAATGTCACGTTATTAACGGTGTCATTCGCGAGGAAAGTAGCACGGATATACTCACCTGCGTACTTACCTGCGTAACTCGTAGTTACGTTTGTTGTTGTTGCCATTTTATTGTGCTACTTTATTGGTTTTCAAGATTGAATTGAATGCGCTCTTTTAGTGTCATTTGCGCATATGACTTAGCAGGTGTGGTGATAGGAACGTTCTTTGCGCTCTTCAACTCCACTTTGCTTTTTACTGAATCAACCGCAGGTGACTTGCGCAACGCGCTTAGTTCTGCCTTCATCGTGTTGAGGTCAGTTGATGACTTTTCGTTCTTGTTATTCGCAAGAGCGAGTTCAGTTTCAAGAACTGCTTTCTCACCTTCAAGCAACGATACACGATTCGATAATGATTCGATAGCAGAAAGCAAATCAGATGATGACATCTCTTGCTCTGATTGCATCATTCCCATCTCAGCGATTTTTGAATCTTCGCCAATGGTCAGCATAGTGCCATCGACAAGTTGATACTCACCTGCGATGCAAGGCACGTTGTTACCTGCATCATCTTTGGTATAACAATCAGAACCTACCGCAAATGCATCGGCACTTGTATAGACGGCAGTACCATCGATAAGTTGACCTTGAACCTCAAGAGCAACTTCAGCACTCAACTGGATGCCGTGTGCGGCAGGGTCGATGTTGTGCTTGGCGAAAATCGCCTTTATTGAATCGCGAACATTCATTGATAAAAGTTTTGATAGTAACGGATGTCAATTGATTTTCACCCAAGCGTTGCAGATATGTGACATATCTTCGCATAAAACCATATATATATGAGATTCGTAATCATCAGACACTCGGCTAATCGTTGGAGTTGGGGTATTTTATCGCGCAATGGGCGCGTAATCGCACGGTCAACTGTCTACACTGATAAACGTGGATGCGTTCGCGCTATTGAAGCAGTGCGCAAAGGGGCGAGTGATGCGATAATGGAAGTGAACGAGTAATTCACCGAAGATTTGTATAGGATTTAACAGAAAATCGTTAGCACAAAAGATGTGCAAGGATTTCTGTTGTTTTTAATCCAAATCTTTTCGCATAACTTTAGTCACGGATTTCTATTGAAATCCAACAGAAATCTTTTCGCATAACTTTCATCAAAGA